CCTTAAAATAGCAAGATAATACTAATCCTGCTTGTCAATAGGACAATCTTGTCATTTCGTGCTTGATTGCTAATATTCGTATTTTTCACACTTTATATTAAGATTTAAGCACAAACTGGTATATAATAGTCATAAAAATAGCAAGATTGTCATAAAAAACACTCAAAAACTGTGGTATAACATATATATCCTTCTTTATCTTGCTTTGTTTTTTCCTTTGCCTTTTCACTTACTTCGATAAACCATAAGATATTTATTACACATAGATAATTTACTTGACAAGATATAGGGAATTAAGATAGAATAATTATATGAATAAAAAACTCACTCCAAAGCAAAATAAATTCTGTCTTGAACTACTCAAGGATTTTAATGCTTCACAAGCTGCATTAAGAGCAGGTTATTCTAAAAAAAACTATGGACATATAGGCTGGGAACTACTACAAAAAACTACAATTCAACAAAGACTACAAGAACTCACAGCTAAACAAGCTGAAAAAGCAGAGCTATCAGTTGAATGGATTATAAAAGAATTAAAACAAATGTATGAACGATGCCAAAGTTCGTTACGTACTCCGGGAGCAATAGCAGGAGCAACAAAACAACTTGAATTATTAGGTAAACACTTGGCTATGTTTAGTGATAAACTAATCGTTAAACATGATTTAAGCGATTTACTTGAGGAAATTGAGGATGAATCGGAGCGAGGACTCCCAAAAGTTAAAAAGTAGGCTTAGCGACCAGATATGGCGTTTAAATAATCTCTACTGGATAACAAATGAAAAAGGCCAGAAGATAAAACTTCATTTAAACTGGGTGCAACGTCAGATCCTCAAAAACATGTGGTTCTTAAATATTATCCTAAAATCCCGTCAGCATGGAGTAACAACATTTTTCTGCATATTCTTCCTCGATATCTGTTTATTTAATTCTAATATCCGCGCAGGTATAATCGCACACAATAGAGAGGACGCAGAGGCGTTTTTTAAAGATAAAGTCAAGTATGCTTATGATATGCTGCCGGAAGGAATAAAAGCATCGAGAATAGCCGACACAAGCAATGCAAGAGAGATTGCGTTTAATAATAATTCGATAATTCGAGTCGGGACTTCCTTGAGGTCATCCACGTTGCAATATCTCCACGTTTCAGAATTTGGAAAGATATGCAAAGATTTCCCGGAGAAGGCAAAAGAGATTGTAACTGGTGCATTTAATACTGTTGCAGTGGGTCAATTCATAGCCATTGAGAGTACAGCAGAGGGCAAAGATGGCTATTTCTTTAATTACTGTCAAGAAGCCATAGATAGAATCGGGAAATTACATAGTAAGCTTGAGTTTAAATTTCATTTTTACGCATGGTGGGAAGATCCGAAGAATACAGTTGATCCAAAGGGAGTTATAATCGTTCAGGAAATCCTTGACTATATTCGAGGGCTACAAAGCGAGCAAAAAATACAATTAGATGCAGGGCAACAAGCATGGTACTACCTAAAATGGAAACAGTTAGGGGAACTTATAAAGAAAGAACAGCCGTCTTTTGTTGATGAGGCGTTTGAGAGTGCTATTGAGGGATCCTATTACATCACACAGATGCGCAAGATTAAGATTGAGAATCGTATATGTAAGCTGCCTCTTTTAGATGGCTTTCAGGTGTCTACATGGTGGGATCTGGGAGTAAACGATGCTATGACAATATGGTTCACTCAAATAATAGGTCGAGAGATAAGAGTAATTGATTATTACGAGAATAGCGGAGAGGGATTTCCGTTTTATGCTAAGGTGCTGCGTGATAGGAAATATGACTATGGATCACATAATGCGCCGTTTGATATCAATGTCAAGGAAATGGGAACAGGTAAAACTAGAATCCAATCTGCTAAGGAGTTGGGGATTAAGTTTACAGCTTGTGCTAAGATACCGCTTGCGGATGGCATTGAGGCAGTCAGGAGAATCTTAAGTTATTGCTGGTTTGATGAGGTTAAATGCCACAAGGGTATCAATCATCTAAAAGACTACCGAAAGGAGTGGAATGAAAAACTTGGATGTTACAGAGACCAGCCATTACACAATGCAGCAAGTCATGGAGCGGATGGATTCAGAACGTTAGCAGTAGGACATAACTTCACAGATAGCGGTCAATCACTTGATAAGAGATTTAGACCAAGAAGGCATCAATACAGCAACAAGGGGTATGATGCGCTTAATTATAGTGGATAGGGGATTATGATTTACTTCATACAAGCCGGAGACAATGGAGCCGTCAAAATAGGCTTTGCAAAGGATACTGCGAAGAGATTTAAAGAATTACAGACTGGTAACCATGAGACGTTAAAGCTTTTAAAAGAGATTGCAGGAGAGGAGGAATTGGAGCAGGAGCTTCATGCTTTGGTTAAAAACTACCATGTTAGAGGGGAATGGTACACTCCCGATGTCATGGAGGATATAATGCTTAAAACGATAATTGGTAGAAACGGTAACTTAGGGGTAAAATAACAAAAGGAGAGAAGCGATGCCAAAAGTAAAAAACGTACTTAAGATAGGATTCGATGAAAAAGGTAAGGTCATGGTGTATGGTCCGTTGGATGATAAAAAACTCTGTATGCTATGTCTAACGGAAGCGATTAAGATTGTGAGCGATATAGAGAATACGAAAATAAAAACACCAAAGATAGAGTTAGTGCCAAAACCTAAAATAATAATGCCTAATTGATAAGGGGGCAACCATGCACAAAGAATATATAGACTTCCTAAAGGCTGAGTTAAAAGAGTATGACAAGGAGCTTATATTAATGCTTTATCTTCCTAGTGTGGCATCACTTCGGGCAAGGATTAAGAAGGATAGACGAGATACTAAGGAAATGCTGGCGCTTTATAAGAGAATGACTGACTGTGACAGATGTATCAGGTCAGTCAAGGCACAAATGCGTAGGTGTAATGATAATGCTGAGAAATTGTTAGGTCATAGACTTCAGAGACCTAAAAGAAAATATGTTCAAAAGAATGATCCTTTTATGGTTTGACAACGAGAATTAGCTGAGGATAATGATATTATGAGTAAGAAGAAAAGCGGAGGTTACAGAAGCAGCACAGTAGGTAGATGGTTCCAATGGGGTCTGACAAAGAAAGCTCCTGATCCAGACACAAGCGCACAGAATATAGCAAAGGCAGCATCAGAAGCAGCTATGGAAACCGCTAAAGAGAAAGAAAGATTGAGATTAAAAGCTGCTTCAGGTAGGCGTTCATTGATTTCAACCAGCGGAGCAGGTATCCTTGAGCCTGTAACAACCAACAAGAAAAAACTAACCGGAGAATAATATGCCTGATCCTAAAAGGCTTATCAGCAGACTAGGCGAATTGAAAACCGCAAGATCACCATGGAATGCTTTACATGATGATGCTATTAGATACTCCAATCCAAGCAGAACTTTATCATCGGGGATAGCAGAGCCGGGCAGTACAAAAACATCACAAATCTATGACAGTACGGCTATTTATGGCAACTTAACACTAGCGGCAGGGCTATTTGGTGCTTTATATACTGGCAAATGGTTTAAATTTAAAACAAGCGACAATGTAATCAATGAGGATTATGGAGTTCGGGAGCATCTCGCATTCTTGACAGAAAAGATGCAAGCGGAGTTATTAGAGAGTAATTTCGGAACACAGATGTTGCAACTATTAATGGGCTTGACAAGTATCGGCACAGCTTGCATGTACGAAGAAGAGGGTCAGGATACAACGCTTAATTTCAGCACAAAGCATATCTCACAGTTTTATCATGCAGAGAATAAAGACGGCATTGTTGATACTGTTTTCAGAGAATTCACGTTTAAGGTTAGACAGGCTGTTCAAGCTTTTGGACTTGATACTGTTGGGGAATCAATAAGAAAACTGTTTATGAAGGGAAGTTTTGAGCAAGAGTTTTCGTTTCTTCATGCGGTATATCCGAGAGAGGACTATGACACAACTCGATACGATAATACCAATATGCCTTATGCCTCCGTTTATGTAGATTTAAAAGATAAAAAGATTGTTAGAGAATCTGGTTATATGAGGTTTCCGTATATGGTTCCGCGTTGGGGAAAGAATCCCGGAGAGTTATGCGGTAGGTCTCAAACTATCAGGGCATTATCTGAAATTAAAATGTTGAATCAAATGGCTTATACTATCATTCGTGCCGGTCAATTAGAAGTTGATAAACCTATAAGCGCGCCTGTTTCTATGGAAGGTCAAATAGATATGAATCCTTCAGGCGTAAGTTTCCACGAGGATGGCAGCACTGATAGAATTGAAGTAATTGACAGAAAATCCAATTTCACTATTGGTCAGGAGTTGAAGAACGAAAGCAAGGAACTTATAAATAATTTCTATTTCGTTCCTCAGTTCTTAGCTTT